TCGGGGTGTAGCGTAGCCCGGTCATCGCGCCTGCTTTGGGAGCAGGAGGTCGCAGGTTCGAATCCTGCCACCCCGACAATTTTTACTTTGCGTTTGAAAATCAGTTCTTTAATTTTTGTGCAGACAAAAAATATGTCTATCGAGAGGTCGAACAGACAAACCCTAAAATAATACAGTGTTAAATTTGTTTTGATACTATAGGGAGATTTTTTGAAAGCAAAAATTTGTCTGGAATTGGAGTAGACAAACTTGAAGTAGAAATAAAATTTGTCTGGAGAACATCTACAGACAAAACATGACTAAGCTTTTGATGTGCATTGGGTGATGCTTTAAAAGATGTAGTCATGAAAAGAAAAAAACTCATTAGTCTTCCACGCTTGAATGATTGCGATGGAGATATCAACGGAGATTGGTATGTAACCTATAGTTACAGACATCCAAAAACCGACAAGATGAAGCCTTTCCGGATCTACACCGGATTCAAAGAATTGAATACAAAGAAGGCCAGGTATACTCATGCCGAAAAATTAATCGAAGAATGGACAGACAAATTGAAGCTTGGTTATAATCCTTTTGAGGATGATAGTACTGCCATCTATGCTGATCAGCTTGCATACACGCATATTGCAAAGTTCTTCGGCAACCAAAAGAAATTGAATAAGAGCTTTAATTTTTTCGCATCAGAGTTTTTGGAAAGTATAAAGAACTCCGTGGATGCTGAAGGAACACTTCCTACCTACCGAAGCAAACTAAGAACTTTTAATGCCTGGTTACAGACAAAAAATTTACATGAAGTTGATATTACTGCCATAGACAATAGAGTAATTCTGGATTTCTTTGAATATATGATAGACGATTTGAAGCGATCACAAATTACCATACAAAAGTACTATCAGATTTTGAGTAATGTTTTTGAACCATTGGCCAAGCAGAAAAAGATCCTTGAAAATCCGGTGTATGATATCCCTAAATGTACACGTATAAATGACAACACTCCACGACCATTTAGTAAGGAAGATATTGAAATATTCAAACCAGTTCTACAAGAAGATCCTCAGCTTTGGTTATCGATACAATTCGAATATTATTGTGCTTTGCGACCAGGAAAAGAAATTCGATTACTTCAAATTAAGGATATTGATTTTGCTCGAGGAACGGTTAATGTGTCGCGATTTAGAGCAAAAACCAACCTGCAGAGGATTGTTACTATACCAAGACAGTTATTAAAAGAGCTACGCCATGATTACAAGCTGATGAATTATCCAGGTGAATATTATGTGATAGGGAATAAGCGTGAACCAGGACCGGATCCATACAGCAAAAATATAATGGCCAATCGATTTAGGGCTGTTCGAAAAAGATTAGGAATGCCTACAGAATACAAGTTCTATGGATTTAAACATACCGGAAATGTGCGTGCTTCCGATTCAGGAATACCAATGAGACACATACAAGATCAGAACGGACATACATCCATATCAACCACTGAGACATATTTGAAAAACAGGGGAGGTAAATTCTCTAAAGAAATCAGTGAAAACTTTCCTGACTTATAAAAGCAAAAAACGCAAAGCATCACCGGCTTTGCGTTTTTTGATTCTTTTCCTCCGAATGGTAGGATAGACTATTTCCTAAAATTTCCATCGTTCAACCTGTGCAGGAACTTTGCAGTTCTCCGATCACCAAACCACCAGGTGACAGTTGTTACAGTTAGGTATATAATAATATCAACCACACGATTGAATAAACCCAAAGCTTCAGCATTGGTTAAAACTTCATCGTAATAGCTAAGTATTGTATAAGCTTTGAACGTGATCCACGATGTAAGAATGATCAGGTAGGTTGTTAGTCCCGGACGAACAGCAGATTTCAAAACCTGAATAAATCCCAACAAAGTAACCAGGATAACACCGAATGCTGTTGTCCATGGAGAATCAAACAGTTTTGATATTAGATCATCTGAAACAACTTTAGTGCCGGCTTGCTTCACCGTTTCGGCAAAGATTTCGCTTTCGGCTTTTTGCAATTCGCCTTGTACTTGGGTTTCGGTGATTTTAATATTTGCATTTGTTTCGGCGATCATTGATTTGGTTTCAGCTTCAATTTTGGCAATCTCATGCTGATTCTTCAGCTTTTGAGTTTTGAAATTTACTACTGAAGTAACAATGGATCCCACTAAGCCGGTTACCACTCCACCAGTTCCTGCATTAAATAGATCAGATAAAATACTCATGATATAAAAAGTTTAAAAGTTTCCTGATTCATCAGATTAAAGAACTCACGCACTTTGATGCGAGAATTTAACACAGCTCTTTGGCCATTGAGATATCCCAATGATTTGCCCAGGAGCAAGCATCCTTGCGAATGGGTTTTATATCCTTTCTTGATATCACCGGCATAATTCCCGGAATGAACTAAGATCCACGAACGGCCATCAACATTGGTTATGTGATAGTGCCATTTGTATTTTCGGGACCAACGAATTTGAACTGTGTATTCGCCTGGAGGAATACATGATAAACTTGGAGTGTTATCACGCCAAGGCAGCTCCATGCAAAAACAGGAATAACCAAACTCCGGACACGCCCAAATCCCAATCGTACCCTGATCGGTTGACTCGAATCTATTTAGGTAGACTGTTCGCATTTGCTTTCTTCTTTGCCAATTTTCGTTGAATGCCTGCATAGATAGATTTACCCAAGCTTGCCATAAATCCACCGATTAAAGCGATTACTGCGGATAAGATTACATTCTCCCATGTTTCCCATGTTGCTATTGAGAGGATTACACCAGTTAGAGGTTCAAGAGCTTTCTTCATGCTGTTTTTATTTATAAAAATACCCCACCGGTGATGGTGGGGAAAGGACAATAATATCAGGTAGAATTACTTTGCTTCAAACAACTGTTCTAAAATTTTATACTTGATAAAATTTGAATAGGGAGAATTTTCCAGGATAAAGGTTTTGAAAACCTCTGCTTCCTGATTTGTGAATGTTACCAGTGCATTCTTGTGGATAGACTCCGCTTTCGGCATGATGTCGAAATCAGGACTGAACAGGTAAAGCTTGTTGCCTAAATCTTTGTGAAGCGGCTTTTTAAGCTGTTTCTCAACCTTCTCACGGTAACAATTACCTTCCAGATCCTTCAGCTCTACTTTGGTAATATCAAAAGAAAAAGTTTTTTCTTTCTTGGTAGATTCCTTTTTTGCCATTACGCTTCAGGGTTTAAAGATGAAACAATAGTAACAACAGCAGCTTCGATACCTGTTACCAATGGACCATACTGCTCATTTGGAATATTGAATGCCTGGATTCTATTCCACTTTGCAGTTTCCACATTGTAAGTGGCCGTAATGGTTTCGGTGTTGTTGTCTTTTATCCTTTGAGAATTCACCTCAATGGTTTCAGGTTTTTCACCTTCCTTGTGTTCAAAGGTGAATTTCACATCTACTCCGTTAATCGTTTTGATACCTTCGGTTTTAATTAAATTCGTGTATTCCATTTTCGAAAATTTTGATTACAGCTTAAAACTATCTTATTGCCATATCCGGAGAAAGGACAATTACTAAAGCGGTTCACCACCACTTTCAACCAAGAACGAAACACTATCCAGTAACACGTTTTTGAACAGGTGCTGAAACTCATAGACACTTGCATCATCATGGAAACCATTAATGAAGATTGTTCCGGTCTTCAGTACACTGTAAAAAGCTTCGACAGTTAGATAACTTGAATGGAGTGAAGTCCAACTTCCTCCATTAATGCGATAGCGAACAAGGAATTGTCCATAGTTGTCAACATTAACACCAGTAGCTGTGGCCGACCACTCATACATTCCTGTCTCTCCCAATTGGCCCACTGGATTGGTTAGCGTAAGATCTCCATCTTCAACCGTAGATCTGTAGCTATGATCGTAACCGAAAAATGAATCAGAATCGTATGGAACAACTTTATCAACCTGAACCGGTGATTGTGAATTGTTACAACGCCCGGGCAATTCTCCCAGATCTTTCTTTCCAGTTACAGTCCAGTTGACTTCCTGAGCTACCTGATCAGTACTTATTTTTCCACTAGTAGGTAATGCCATGCTTTTTCAGTTTAGATTTTAAATACTCCACTTCCTTTTTAAGTAGGGTTATCCTGGTATCATTTTGCAGAATACCGGCAGTGTTCTGAGCAATCATTTCAATGGTATTGATTCTCAATTTGCCATCCTTACGCTTGCTTACAAATTCCGGGAATACTTCTTGAATTTCCTGAGCGATAAAACCTCTATGCAAAATCTGTTCACCTTCCTTGTAATAGAATGTCACCGGGCGTGTTTTACGAAGAGCTTTCAATGGATTGCCAATCGTTTTAATCCTTTTCTTCAACCTCTTATCGGAAGGTGTACCCCAGTGAATGGCTCCATCTACATCAAGATCACCATAAACCTCTAGATTGACAGGATCAGGCAATGCATCTGTACCTACTCTTACTTTCTTTTGCTTACCCCAACATGCTAAGAGAGGATATTGAGCTCGGCCATCGTAAACGTAAAAATCTCGATATCGGGTTGTGTCTCCATTGTAACCATACCAATTAACAGATAAAGGCCTACTATCGTCATCCCCATCCGTTCGATACAAATGCGCTCCATCGATTACAATATTACCGGCTCCCAATGTTTGTGAGTTACTGATAAACTTTCCGGATAATGTAACATTGTTCCCCACTGCATTATCAAAGTTGATTTGTGCAGCAGTTAATTGATCAATGATATTTGCGGCTTTAACTTTTAAGGATTCGGCAATTACTGTTGTTGTTGCTATAACATTCTGAGAAATGGAAGTAACATTGGTATCAACATCATTTAAAGAGGGAGTCCAAGCTGTTGCTTTGTCTCCAATTTCAATTTTTACGTTATTGATTTTAAAACCTTCATCGTTTAGTCCCAATCCAACTTTAGCAAACATGATACTGATATCTTCAGTAACAGGTGATATAAATGAAAAGGCATACCTTTTATATTGGGTTGTACTCCCATCAATAAGAACTCCCGGTAGACTAACATTTCCAGAAGACTTCATTATATACATGTAATTTAAAGAAGAAGTACTATACATCGAGGCAGCATCGAAAGACACCATATATTTTACACCTTGCTTTGCCGCAAACCTTGGTGTTATTGCCCCGAAACCATTAGTGTATCCATACTTAACTATTCTACGACCTTTATCTGCAGGTTCTGAAATAGTAGGACTACCCCATGTGCCCCATCCAGTAAAACCGTCAGAGAAATTTGAATTATCTAAAAGATTCTCTCCTCCAACTACGAGAGCATCAACCTTTGCTTGCGCTCCGGAAGTTGTTTCCACATTCTCAGTACCGATTACCTTCTCCCACGAGATCACAGCATTTTCACCCATTAAAATTTCATCGCCAACTTTCAATCCTAAAGTTGCAATGTATGGAGCTTTGATTTCGCGGTGAGTGATTGTAACGGCATCTGCTTCGGTAATCTTCAAATCAGCCAAATTGTAAGCACTATCAGCTTTTGATTGTGCAGTACTGGCCACGGCAGTGGCAGCAGCTTCGGCAGCATCGGCTTTGTCTTGTGCTCCTGTTTGAGTCTCGGCATTACCACCAGTAACATGAATTTCACCAGATACACGAACATTCTCGAAGTAACCAAAATCTTTCACATACAAGCCTTTTTCCATGTCACCAAAAACAGGCGAATGCATGTTCAGATACCCCAACTGAGCAATGATATTATTAAAGGTAGTATTGTGGTCATTCACACCTCCCAGTACTCGAACAAAACCATTCAGACCATCAACAAACACAGAGGTTTGTCTGTCTGTATTGGTTTCATTTCCTTTTCTGGCCAACTGCATAAACTTGCGTGGAGATATTCCATTTCGGGAATTCACAACAACCTGGTTGTTTTCCAGATCAACGGATACAACATCCAAATAACATGTTTGAAATCCAGTATCATGGTTGAATATCCCAATCAGTATATCATCCACTTCGAAGCTCACACCATCACCTTCTTCAATTTTCAGCGTTAGTGTGTATGGTCCTGTACCGGAAACATCTTGAATCAGTCCCGGATCAGTGAACCAAAATTGATTCCCGGCAACTCGCACCTGGTTCTTTATTAATTCCGGTGTGCGCAAAAATTCTCTAAGATCAAGAGATTTCATTTCGCCATGGCCAGACTGATTGATCTTAGCACCAACGCCACCAATAATACCAGGAGCAAAAGCAGAGGTAACAAAATTACGATGAACAATTGCATCGTACATTGTCCAAGTCTTTGTGGAAATATCAGAATTGTATTTGTTCCAATAATCGGCTGCGGCTATTCCTCCCAAATGATCAGAGTTGTTTGCCAAGTCTGCAAAACCGGCTTTTATTTTATCAGCTCCAACTTTCAGATAAAGCGAATCGTTTATCAATTCTTGCTTAGTCCAGTAGTTGACCGCTTCAAGATTGCCCAGGCGGTCAGCATTGGCCACCCAAACTTCACCATTATTCGACTCCAGATAATTACCATCTAAAGCAAGCGTATCGAGAAAAGCTTTATTGGCATGTTCGTGAAGATCTTCAACCAAAGCATAAGCAGACAAATCAACATGACTGCCTACTTCATCACCGGAAACAAATCCCATTGCAGCAACTTCGGAAAGAATGTTCGTGCGAATTGCTCCGTAATTTGTCACTCCCCATTTCTCAGTAAAAGGAACCTGAACAGGAATCAACAATTGGCTGTTCAGGATTGCACTTGGAAACTCGCTAAGTCTGGGAGCTAAAAAAAAAAGTTCGGAGTCAGGATCTACGATTTGAACTTCGGTTGGTAACTCGTTTGCCCTGGATAAATTCAGGTATTTGGTTTGCCGAGAAAGAGCAAATTCAAAGTCATAATTATAGGTAGTGATATCACCCTGTACCGATTTGGCTTTTGGCTTACTAACAGTAATGGATTGATAACCGGTATCAGCGCAATAGTATCTTTTCAGAGAGTTGAAAAACTCCTGAGTCCAAACTTTATATCGATCATCAGGAAAGTAACCGGTATTCTTTTTAAAGTACTTCTCAAAATCCACATCGTAATCCATGGTATCTTCATCGAACAAGGCCGACTCAATTTCAAAATCATTGATATCTTCCTTTTTCCCGGTGAAGCGGAAAGTGTCCAATCCTCCAAGAGAATTATCAACTACGAATAAATCCTCATGTTCGAAATAGTCATTGAACAGCACGAAACGCTGAACAAATGCAAGCTGAGTGCCTACAGTATCCTCATTCCAAATATCGAAATATACAGGCTGCCCGGTAAACTTCCCGGATAGATATCCGAAGTTCATATTTAATGAATAAGTTTTCCCTGCAGGGAGAGAAGCGAGAGTAATTGTTTCCGGATCTTTATCCTTGAAATAAGCCTTCACCTTTACTACTGCGGTAACAACTGCATGATAGGATAACCATTCAGGATCGTTGAACTTTACGTTCTTTTGCTGTGGTTGCCAGGTAAGCCAATTGCCTTTCAAAAATACTTCCGGATCTGCATCAGCATCAACACCACCAAAAACCACTTTAGTAGGAACAGCAGTACCTTCAACAATAAAATTGTAATTCTTAACAGCGTTGGTTTGCTCAAAAACGTCGGATGTGGGCAATTGCAGGGAAAGCAGCGATGGCAACAAGTCACGCAACCTGATGGTTATTTTATTATTCGCATCAGGTTGGTAAGTTTCTTCCAGAATGGTACTTCCTCCAACTTCCTGTATTTCGAAATTTATTTCAGTTGAAGAATCTACAATGATGTCTTTAATATTTCCTGACATTGCAATGCTGCTAGGCTTTGAAATTATTGTTGCCATACTCAAATTGTTTTATTCAAATCTACAGTTGAAACACAGGTGAAGAAAGGACAATTAAGCCTCTATCAATTCACATTTCACCAAGCCGATACGTCTTTTCTGAAGTGTTCCTTCTACTTTCCGAAGGAAGAATTTTTTACCTCGGATGTATTTCTTCCTTTGATACTTCATGTTTTTTAAATCCAATTCGCTCAACCTGAAATTTCCCTTCAGTACCATTTTATCTTTCTCGATGTAGGTCTTGAATTCTTTATGGAACTTTTCAATCAATCCGTTTGGTCCTTCCCATGCAAGAGAGTAGTTTGAGTTTTGCGCTCCGGAAAGATCCTTATCGAAAGGTGAAAGGAATGGATAGTGATTTGAGTAAGTACCGGTATTGTCAAGTTTACCATCGGCAGTCTTGATCCATCCACGGTTGAAGCCAATAAATGGAGCGACATTGTTTTCATTCCTATCGTTCGTGAAAAATGGCACGTACCATGGTGATTTTGGAATTCCTCCATTGTAGCTATTCTCTGTCCAATACTCAGCTATCCCCATCGGCATAGGTGCAACGGATGAAACCATGCTGTATGTGTCATCACCTTCGGTATTTCCTCCTAATCCTGACTTCTTCAATTTGTATTCAAACTCGTCCGGATCATCTTCATTTTCCTTTGACTTCAATTTTTTCTCATAAACCTCTCCGGTTGATTTGATACGGTAGGTTCCTGCATTGGCAGAAAGTAAAGCGTTGATGTGATCCAATTCCACACCACTGCCTTCTTCCTCATTAGTTTCTCCATGATCGGAATAGCCATAGGTATAAGTTTGTCCGGATTCATAACTGATCACTGGTGTACCTACAAGCTTGTTGCTCCAATCTTCCACCTCAGTACTTTCCAAAATCTCTTTGTTGTGGATGATGTCCCACTTGCCATCGGATCGGGGCATGAGTGAGAAACAGAATATTTTCAATAGGTCCTTCAGGAAATCATTGAAAGCATACGAATTCAAAAAGGAATTCAAATAAAAATGATTCGGTGATGTTTGGTAAGTGTTATCCAGGAGAATCCCTTTATACGAACTCATCAGTGAATCTGTGAACAACTTATGGAATGAGGTGGCCATTACCAAGGTTTTCAACTCTGAATCTGTTTTGAAAGGATTTGCTGCCAAAGAATCACCAAATATGATATCGAGCAAATGATGTACGTATGGTTGCGGAAATATTGCCGTATGAATATTGGTTGCTCCGCCTTTCATCAGGTAATCACCATCTACCACATTGAAGAAATTGAAGTACATTTTTGTTGCTGCGTAATTACCGAACGATCCCTGGTGTTCAGGATATGGCCACTCTTCATCTTCAATACGAATCGGACAACAGGCAAATTTATCATTGGAAGTGGCATTGTTGAAAATGGTTTCTTTGTAGAGCTTTGCCCATCCCGAATTGAAATCCGGAAAGAAACGAGATCCATCACCAAAATTGAAATGGTCCATTGTGATATCTCTCAATTTTTTTCGAACGGCACCAGGTAACTGATCACCCTGAAAATTCAGCTTCAACTTTTTTTCAACTTCCTGAAAATTCAGTTTCCCCATCAGGAAGGTTACAGAATTAAACAGGGCATTGCTTGCAATTTCTTTCTTAATACCCGTGGAGTTCAATCGCTGCGGATTTCCAAAGGCAGCGTAATTCTCCTTTGTTCCGGGAAGAGTAAAACTCATGGAATATGGTGCCGGTATTCGATCCTGAAGTAAGAATGGATTTTCCCAAGTCATATCTACCGATATGTCTTCAGGCAATTGCAAGCGTTTTTTATTGGCATATAATTCAAGCATAGGTTACAAGTTTGCTGCGTTCTTAATCGTTTCGACTTCCTCTTCCATTTCCTCCAGTTCCTTATAAATAAGAACTGCACGGATACCTTTTTTCAATATGGTATTCAACTCCTGGGTTGTTGCTGTGGATTGCTGAAGAATGGAAATTATTGAATTGTCATCGGTTGAATCTGATGGTTCTGGAGTTGTTTCTGAAGGTGTATAACCTCCCTGTTCTCTTCCTTCAGCTACCATACTACTGGTGACAGCAGGCAAGTTCAAAGTTTCAATTGTACCGGCACGCTGAGCTGCATCGATCACATCGAGATAAGGCTTAACCGTTGGATTCTTAACTGCTGCACCATTGGCCACAAATTCTGGATCCTTCTCTCCAACGATTACAGTTGGCTTATCAATGAAGCCACGGCGTTTGGCTTGAAATCTTGCCCGAAACTCTTTGTTATCCTGGGCACGGCGAACTTTGGTGAAACCACCTTCTTCAAAACCTTGAATAGTTTGAGCTGCTATTTTTGCAGTTTGCAGTACTGCAGAAGCTGTATTAATACCAACCCAAGGCTGACCTGCAGTTAAAGGCATAGCTGCAACAGCCTTTGCATTCGCTATTCCTGTATGAAACCAAACTCGACCAATAGCCATTGCTTGTTCGGCAACAAACAACATCTTACCAAGGGCTGTTTCTTCTCCTACAATAGTGCGAAGTGTAGCTAAACCATTCATGGCTAAATCTAATTCAGCCTCTTTAATCGCTACTTTTGCTCTTAGCCTATCATTTTCAATCTTTTTAACGTCATCCTCATACTTACGCTTGGCCTGTAGTTCTTTTAATCGATTACCATTGGCAGCCTTGAATTCCTGGTCATATCGTTCTTTTGTAAGATTGAATTGCGCCTGCCATTTTGCCTCGTCGGTTTCAGCTTCAAGAATATCAGCTTCTAACTCCTCAATGGTGGAAGCTTCTTTATAAGCATCTTTAATTGCTTTTTTTGCAAGTTGATATTCCTCTTCAGATATTAATTCCCGATTGTGATAATCCTCTAATTGTCTTAATGCTTCATTGTACTTCTCACCATCTTTTTCAAGTCCATACTGTTTTCGGATAGCTGCAAGTTGCTCCTGAGCTTTGAGATAAGCCGCTATTTCTCTATCCATTTGAGCCTCGAATTCCTTATCATCTGATCCATCATCTTTGAATGGCTTGATTTTGATAGTTCCAAGTTCCTTCAATCTTTTTATTTCATCTTCAATAGTCTTTATATACAAGTTTTTAGACGCAATCTCTTTTTCTGTTGATTCTGGCATCTCCTTTGCCAGAGCTAGCTGATTCTCTAATTCTTTTATTAGAGATTTAGTTGTAGTAACAACAGGAGGTGGATTTGTTGATGAATTAATAGAGGCTAAATAGTTCTTAACGATACCATTCATTTTTTCAAGAGAGAGCCCTGTTTTATTACTAATTTCTGCTTCAGTAAGACCTATGTCTTTTAGCTTGAGAAGTGTTTTGGCCAGTTCAGTATTCTTCTCTTTTATTACGCCCTGTTGATCACGGATGGCCTTTAGGTTGTTATTCTCAATTTTCGATCGCTCCATTCCAGTGTTATTAATAACAGTCTGCATTTTAGTTTCGTCGGTGAGAAGTTCATTCCTGGCTTTAATTTGGCCGTTGGCACGTTCAATATCCATCACGTAATCATCAATTCCATCGATAAGATTGTCGATGACTTCTTCTTTCATTTCAAGGTTTAATAATCGTTGAGCCTCTCGAGCTTCTTTTATTTTATCCTTGTTAATGCCAATTGCATCACCATATTTATTAAACTCTGTTATTGCAGTTGGAACAATATTCCCAATATCACGAATAGCTGAATTCAATTGAATTTGCTCTTCTTTGGTTAAGTTCCCTTTGGTTTTTAGAGTATCGTAAGTTCCTAATAGACTGGATAGTGTTTTCTTTTCATTTGCAAACTGTTTTTCAATCTTTTGCAAATCATCAACCTGTTTAAGCAAACGATCACTGGAAGAAGTAATTAGGTAGTTAGCCACATCTTCTTTCAATTGTCTCCACCATAGAGAAATTGATTTTTGTAAGCGAATTAACTGGTTACCTTTCTTTTGATATGCGGTTTGTGCATCTGCTGACTTTTTATATAATAAATCGAGAGTGGCCAATGCTTGAGCCTGTGCTTTTGTAGCCCCTTCCTCTGCCATTTTTTGTTTCACGAGGTTTCGATATTCTTCACTATCCATTTTAATGGCAATACCAAGCTGCTTTAATTGTTCCATTTCACCAAGCATAGCCTTGGTTAAAATATTACTCACTTCAGAAACTCCTAACTTACCGGCAGTCCATTCATCCAATGCACCTGCAAGACCTTGTACTTGCGAAGCCATATCAGCAGCCTTTTTTCTCGTAAAATCAAGAGGAACAAGTAAGTCAGCTGTATTGGCAACCATACTCACAAACTCACGATTTGTAACACCCATTTTTTCAGCAAGCCCTTCAGCCTGACCTTCTACATAGCCTAACTGATCACCCAGTACAGTTGTAGAGCGAATGGCTTCACCCTGTATAGTTTTGGAAAGATTAAATATCTCAACTCCTGCAGTTTTGATCCAACCAACAAAAGTCGCTATCCCGGCAGCAGGAAGAATATTAACAGCAACACGCTTTAATCCAGTCAAAACGGACATACTGCTCTTTGAACCATGCTTAACTTTATCCAATTGCTTTTCTGTTGCAATTAATTGCTTGTTCAGTTTATTCCATTTTTCAGGCTCAAGTTTTTTCGATGTACCACTAAGTGCTGCACCTAATTCTATTGAGCGTTTACGTAGTTGCCTTTTTGACATCTCCGTAAGCTTCAATTTAGAATTTAGCTCCTCCAATTTTCCTCTTTGGATGGTAAGCAGCTTATTGTTGATTTTATGCTGATTATTCAATTCCTTCCATGCCGGAGAATTCTTTTTGCCTTGCGCCTCGAGCTTGGCCATCTCGTATTTTAGCCGCTTATTGGTAGCAGCCAATTCGGCGATACGTTTATTCACTTTACCTAAATCTGCCTGAACTTTATGAGCACCTGCAGTTCTTACTTCAGCTTCAATGATATCTTTCTGAAAACTCATACCTCAATCGGATTTTTAAATGTTGCTTTTAGAGGTGTAGTAAAGTTGTCTCGTATAGTGGTGTTTAGTCCATATCTCAACTGTGAATAGACATAGCCATAGATATATCCATAAAGTGGTTTGTTGTAGATAGGATGGTGAACTTTCTTCTTTTTGCCTGTTGTGGTTTTCTTCAGGTCCAAAAAACGGATGCGTGTTAGGTAATTAATTATTAGCCTGGCACCGACAGCAGTTTTCATCACAGAAAAATTACGTCCGCTTAAATTCGATACCAAAGAACCGGAGCGACGGTTGTAGTAGGTTTTTGCAATAGCAGCCTGTTCTTTAGTGATACCTTCACCGGCCTCGTAAAAAACCGAAGCGGCATGGTCTGATAATGAATTGATTTTCTTTTTATACTGCTGTGAGATCATACCATAAATAAAGGCAGACCTTGAGGGAAAGTAAAGGACAAAGAAAAAGCCCTGGAGTTATTCCAGGGCCTCTTTAAGGTAATTTAATCGTTTATTGATTTCGTTATTTATCCATGCCGGGACAGGATCTTTGAGTTGATTACATATCTCGAGATATTTCTCCAGTACTTCAGTTCTGAATTCTGAGGATATGAATTCTTTAACCCGAGCCTGATCAGCGTATAGTGGGTGAGGAAAATCTACATTGAAATTTAAATGAGCATCATCGTATTTCTCGATTAAACGATTGTCTCGAGCTTTGGATACTTGCCAAATAATTAAGCAGATGATTCCTGTTGTTACTATTATTCCTAGTGTCATAGGCTAAAATTACAGCTTTTTAATCAACATCCATTTAAATGAAAATTTGAATTTACCCGGCTCTACACTACAGTTAAATCCTTCCTCTTTAAGTAGATCATAGATTTTCGATTTATCGAGAGTTACTCCAGGATTTAATTCCTGGAGAGCTTCGAAAATTTCATTCGTACTTAAAAAATCAGTAGCCTGATCGATAGAGTTGGCCGGTTGATAGTATTGCCCGAATACCTGTAAGGCTTCGTGCATAAATTGATCTGTATTTTGAGTATTATCTGGTTCGTTCATGATTGGTGAAATTAAGCATTTAATTCAATTGGTGTTTGTCCTTCAGAGGTAAAGTAATTCTTTGCTTTCATGTTTTGAAGCTTCGCCTTAGCACGCAATACACGTTGTCGACTAGCTTCCATTAGTGAGCGATACTGATTAAATTCCTCACGGTATGCTTCAACTAATTTTTCTTGATTCTCTATTTCCATTGCAGGTATCATACTTCACCTCCTTTCTCTAATATGCGTTCATCAGCAATTTTAAAAGGGGAAAACTCTAATGCAGCACGTATTGTACATACTTCAACATCAGCAACAATTTTCTTTGCGAATATTCTGTTTTCAGCATATTCAATAGCCTTATGCATATCAGGAGCGGTAAGGAAGAGAGTGATCAGGTTGGAGTCACACTTAAAATCGAAAACAAAATTATCTCCTGGTAACCACACTTCAATTTTAGGTTCGTAGCTGAGCCATTGTATTCCTTCTGGTGTATCCGAATGATAATCCAACTCAACACTCACTTCATACATAGACGAAGTCGATGGTTTAGCAAAATTACAGGCTTCAATAAAATTATCTTCTGGAATCCTACCTTTACCAAAACAGTAATGGGCGATTACAGAACTCCACGGAAAAATCAATTCTTCAGAAATATGCACTTTGTATATTTCTATTTCTCCTTTGCCTACAACTTCAATATTGTAAACCTCTTGAAGTTTTTCGGATATGGTATCCGATTGCAGGGCATGATGATAATATCTGCCCTCATTGTGTAAAATCACAAATGATTTCATAATTTTATAACGTTTTTAATTAAACATGTCCCCTGCGATGGTGTTGGCGCACCGCTTGAGCAGGGGATTTTTATTTACTCATCTTTTCGGCTTAAGTTTTTCCCAAACAAATATCATTGCTTTAGCCCAAGCCGGCAGTTCTTTATTTGGTTGAGTCATGGACTTTACCGAATCTGTTTTCAAGCCAGTGATATCAGCTATTGAAGCATTGGTAAGTCCTAACTCTTTTTTCATTTCTTTATATTTCTTGTGGTCACTCATAGTCATGTTTTATTCTTAGATATCAACAAAGGTAAACTATATTTTACTTTGTGCAAATAAAAAGGTAAATTATTTTTTACTTTTATTATGAGATAGCAGTAAAAAGAAACCCTAACCAATAAGGCTAGGGTTTTAAAATTTTATTTGAAATTCTGTATTGGTTTAGAGTATTGATTTAAATTTTAAACACTTACGTAATTACAGAAAAATTACAAAAGTAATTTTACCAATCATCATCAACTCCCTTCATTTTAGAATTTAAATTGGCAATCAACTTTGTTATATCAGAATCTATAGTATTTAGAATATTCGAAAAGAATTCAGCTTTCTTTTTCTTGGATTTAAACTTCTCATACGCTTGCTCATAATCTTCGTATGGAGTTCTTACTCCATCAGTAACAACAGCAATATTGTCAATCGAATATTTATATCGACCATCTTTTACGAACACTTTAATTTGAAATTCATAATCAAACGGTACACTCATTAACCCTTTATGATGCCCTGATCCCATACCTTTACCAATCAACTTCCCGGCAATTGGATCATCCATTTGTAAAACATCTTTGGCCGACTTGAAAGATTCGGCAAACCACTCTCGAGCTGAAGAATATAGTTGATCGGTTGTTTTTCCTTCAACAGTAACAACTTCTGAATACTCTTTTGAATATGCAGTTATACTGCACAATAGCATGATTGCTAGTAATAGTTTTTTCATACTTGGCGACTTTTATTAAAAATGAATTCTAAAATTAAGAAGACTTACCTACTATACAAAATCAAAACCTTCTTTACGGAAAGTCATGGTCCAACCAACTGATCCGTTTAGCTCTCGTGCTACAAAAGGGGAGATATCGTGATTATCGGAAAGATCTTTTAACCAAGGATGTTGCTTTTGATTATCGATTAGGTTTTTACGAATTCGAAGTAAATAATCAAGAGTGATATCAGATAGGAGTACTTGATCGGCAATGTCATGATTATCTGAATTAATTGGAATTGCAACCGTAGCTGCAATATACATTCCTGTAGGCCTACGATTATAGCCATCAACTTCACTATTGATGTCTCCATAATCAATAAACAGATAGTATGAATTGAAATTGCTGATGTATTTTTTTATAATGTCTTCGTTAACTCCAAACAGGAAGTGCTTAATTTCTGGGATTAACGAATGCTCTTGCAAGTTTTGAATAGTTGTTTTAAAAGGTCCATAACCACTTAATTCCGAAGTTCCTTTATTGAAAGCTGCTTCAACTCCTAGTTTATCCGGGAATTTCGCAAAGAGCTTGAAAATATCTTGCATTATATTGCTCATGATAAAATACGTTTTACCTGGTTAATACTTAATCCGGATTTGCTTGAAATTTCAGCAATATCCATATCGTACTCTTTCATCTTCTTTACAGAGTCGTATAAATCCTTCAGCATGATATCAAAGAATTTGGTTAATGGAAGGCGTTCAATTTTTTCAAAATCTCCAAAATTGCGCTCAGTCAAATTATGAAGAGTATCATCAGCTCCAACGCTTAAACCACCTTTTTCGCTTGGTTTTCTTCTCCATAGTAAACCCCATTTGGTCTTTAACTTGATGAAAGTAAGAAGAGCCTGAAAATTCAAGAGTACTGCATCCAGGAGAGTATTGTCGATATCCACTAATTCTTCAGCTCGATCGGCAACTACATCTGCATTGAAACTTTCTTTTTCTGGAGCATAAAGTGCAGCAACAAGCATCCTGAGATAAAGATTGTCTTGATTTGATTCGTACTGTTGCAGTAGCTCCGTAGCTAAATTGAATTGTGAAGCCACCAATGAAGTGTGAAGCATATTGCCTCGTAGGTTTAATTGATATCCTTTTAAATTGAGTTTTCCAATAGTGATATCAGGTAAAAGGTTTTTGCACCAACATGCAGCTATTTTATACTGATAGTCAAGTCGTGAAATATATCTAACCTCCGGTGTTTGCTCCAAATCTTCCGGCGGTGTAGTTTTCAATTTTCTGCGAAGTTCCGGAGAGATGTTATCCAGGGATCCGTCCGGATATTCAATATCAAAAATGAAAGTGAATTCACGTGACATCCGGTAAATATTCTCGGAGAACAGATCCTTTTTCTTTCGATGAATCTTCATACCTGTTATTCCGGCAATATCGACCAACCATAAAGCCTTTACATCACTCACAGACAACTTTTCCAATGAGTATTGCTGAAGTAATGGTAATAAGGTCATGTATTGATCCGGTGTCAAATCTTCCCACCTGTTTGGGAATTTATATTCGTTATCTCCAAAGTAAAAGCTGATCATGGCATGTAATATGATTTGTCATCCTCATTATTGATATCAGTACTTAAATAGGAAGAGGATCCTGGAGCCGGTTTATTAATCTCAAAATCCACATCATCCATATACTCTTCAAATTTGGCAAGTAGGGTTTCACTTAATTTTTCAACCGCCTGGCTTTCCGAGTAACCGGTCCTCATAGTTCGAGCTGTATCGCGATCGTTATTACGGATAGACTTTGGAAGTTCTGTAAAGTCAAGGCGTTTGGCAGCATGTCCCATTGCATAAAACACAACGGCCTTCTTTACTGCCTTTTTTAATTTCTCCTTACCAACTTCATCCAGGCCTTCTTTTGATTTGATCTTCGGATATAAGTAATCATCACCGGCTTCTCGAATGATGTAGATTATTTTACTGAAGAAATAGTGAGAGCGACCTATTTCGTAATATTTATTGAACTCATCTGCTGATTCGATCAGTAGATCCTTCCGGTCTTTATAGGTGTCGGTTTCGAGCCATTTTGGGAAAGTTTCGTGATTTGTATTGAAGAGATCCAACAGGCTATCCATATAGGACCACAAGTTTGAAATGTATGCTTCATGCTGATTTTGCACTTCGTATCGATAATAATCTTTGCCTTCCTCTTTCTTCTTTTGAATCCAAAATGGATGATATTCAGCCATTGTAAGATTGGCATAAGCTCCCTGTAGATAACCAACGGCCTCTGTCTTTAGGGCATTATCATCAGATGATTCATGATGAGTCTTCAGGTCATCCCAAAGGTCTTGGATTAAATCTTTCAACTTCTTTTTTGCCATGCTTGCTGAAGACTGCATTTCATCGAAAGACATGGAAGCTTCAACTCCTGGAGCTAATTTCCTGAACTTTTGAATTCCGTCAAAAAAATCAATTGTTACCATTCTGAATTTCAATTAAAAGGTTCTCAATTCTTGATAGTTGATTGGCATTGTTATTTACCTGACTCTGTAAACGATCCTCTGGAGGAGTATCCTCTAATCGTTGTGGAGCATCATTATAGAAACCAAGTCTAAAACCTTGCTTATATAAGTGCGGGAAGTTGATTCTAATTGCCATATTGAAAGGCTCAGAACAAATTCTCTCCGGGATAGAAAGGTTATGCAGGTATATTAAATAGTTATAATAGAGATCTGATCCGGACTTGGATATGATACCATCTTTACTGATTGAAGAAATACTCGAGTCGATACCTTTGGATGTAGTCAGTACTTCATCTGCACGCTTATCGTAGCTGATTAGTGAGTTGATATATTCCTTATACTTCAGATCAATTACCTCAATCTTCCAACGCACTTCCTCTTTTTCTCCATTTTGGAAGCTGTTTGAAACAAATATTTTTCCTTGGTTCTTAGTGCCGGATAGATATTTTGAAAGTTTCTTAACCTCCATATTTGTGTACTGAATCAAGTATTGCTCTTTGTATTCAGTTCCAAGCGTGATAGTTTCTCCAGTAACCTTATCTCTGATATTAACTAGAGGTTCTCCGGCCTCCTGAAGTTTTTCATTGTCCTCACAAAGCCTCTCGAGCATATCACGTTTAAGATCTAACCAGGCAGCCGGTATGATTACATGAACATTACTCCCGAATGAATTCTCCAAATAAGAATTGATGTACAAAGGTGTTTTATTGGTTCCTTTTAGCCAGGGCTTCGTTCCTTCGAAAAATTTATTTAATCCATAATGATGACCTACGGCCTCATTGCGATGATGAGACACAGCAACTTTGTGTGAATATGGATTCTTCATATTAAGCATATCGTAACGCTTAAAACGATAATCAACACCGGCATTCCAATTACCTACGAATACAGATTTAAAATCACGGTATTCAAGATCTTCATGCAGTGGATCCACTTGTCGCCTGGTTGCTAACCTCGCACGTTTGTTATCGATCAATTCCATTCCGGCAACTGGCTTGGAACCAATTCGTCTTGATCTGTTGAACCTCCACTTGACAAAGAAGTCTTCGAAGAAGTAGTACCTACGTATTAATGATTCTGCAAATTGTTGATGTGAATCCATACCATTATCCACCCAACTATCCAACCAATCGGTTAGTTCATTACACTCCTGCCATTCACGAACTAACTTTTTCTTTTCGAATTTAGGGATATACGGCATCAAGCCCTTACCGTTTAGGATATTGATTTGTTTATCCAATAGACCAGGAAGGATCCTGTTGGTATGAATCATCTGTTCGATCTCATTGGGTAAACGGTTATCAGTTCCTCGTGCAAGGATCCTGTATCCATTCATTTGAAGCATTAAAGGAGAGTCTCCAATTAGAGGAGTCGTTCCCCAGTCTTCATCATCACTGGTACCAGACTTTCTCTCGTGCCATGGAGTACCATCACCAAGTTGAAAGGATATAACATTCTGTTCTCCTACATATACACCAAGGTTACCATAGTTCTGTACACTCATAATATTAGTCGTTTAGCCATTCAATCTTTCTCATTATGAACTCCGGAGGGAATGCAACGAATCTCCATAGTATTCGGTAGCATGTCTTCGGGTTCCCGTCCGGATCCTGGAAACAGAAGTAGTTGTCACTGCCTACAGCGAATACTTCTTGTGGTAACTGTGATCTGGTTTTACATCCTTCACGCACCTCGAGGCTATCTGAAGCTTTCCCCTTGGTCCGGTTGTAAGGATAAAAGGCAACAGTAAAGCATCCATCCGGAACCTTTGATACTTCCTGTGCCAGTCTTATTGCATCTAATCCATTGATTGTTTCCATATATCAAACCTACTTTATTGACCTACCCGAACAAAGGACAGGAGGTAATGCAATGCACACACCACATGTAGATGTTTTCTTTCATTATTAATATTCCTCTCTGCATTTCAAATTTCATTTGCGAATATCCTGAAACGCCCGTGTTTACTGGGCTTCCTCATATTTCCAGTAATTTATGATTAATTGCAGTGCATTTTGGAAATTTAGCGTGGCGTGCCCTAAATCGTCGTTCGTTCAGAAAATTGAATGAATTTTGATAAATTGAACATTGAAAATCAATGTTTTATATGTCGTTTCGTTATCAAATCGCTCAATTATTATCCTTTTTGCACCATTTTTTCACCTTTTTACAGCACTTTTTAAGTGATTGAGTTTTCTAATAATTGCGGCTTTTTGCTTAGCTCTTTTGGTAAGATCTTATTGAATTTTGAAAAGATTAAATACATCAAAGCCGAGGGGATTTGAGTTGATAAACCGGCCTGAAATCTCCAATCTAATTTTACCTCACTCGATTTATCCAGGTCTATTTTGCCATCAACCTTGAGGAGAGGAGAGAGGAAAATTGCAGATATCAAGTTTGGACACTCATTTTCGCAGATTTTCAAGCGAATAACGTGACGAAGATTTTCGGCCAGTATCATTCCAATGAGTTTGTAATGCTCATATAAAAAGATGGTCCTTTGTTTTTCGTTTTTGAGTTTTACCTTGAATCCGTATGATTCCAATTCACGTTTTAGAATCCTGGCATCGGTTGTGATCTTGTCTTCTTCAACCTTTTTCTTATTCCCGGCACGGTCGTAATACAGATTGATTTTCTTGTTTTTGAAATGAGCTCCAAAGAACTCAAAAAACTCTTTGGCCAGATCACCTTGGTTTTTAGGTTCCCAACAATAAAACTCTTTTAAAACTCTGTACTCGTTGTTTTTACGGTTTTCCTGACCGACAACAAAAGACTGGAAGTTTCCAGGATCGTATCCGATATCAAGTGGTTTGTTTGGATCGAAGTACTTTAAATATTGAGCATCAAGCTTGAACGTATCTTTTAAATCGAAGCTTAGAATTGAATCGTAGATGTAACTGTCAGAAAAGCAATGCTGTGTTTTATTAAAGCCGGCAAAAAACATATTAGCCACTTTCTTTCTACGGATGGCACAAATGGCAACTAGAAATTCCTCCATTGTCATTGTGTTGAGCATGGTGGTGAAAAATTTCTGGCCAAGAAAATCTTTGTTCACGAAACTGGAGGCACGAAGATAGTATGAAGCACCTTGTCGCATGTGGCGAAGGATTGGGTTCCAAATGTCCAAAACATGTTTATGCTTCTTTATTTCTTCAGCAATTTTGAGACGTACATAAACATCTTTCTCTTTCTTCAGCTGAGCTTCACGTTTAATTAGTTTGTAGTTGTTGTCGTTCACGTGTTTGGCAACGGTGAATATTTCCGATATCAGTTTTTTATCCATGTTATCTTCATATTCCTCGAACCAGTTGTCTTCGCCCAGGTCGACTCGAGCTGTATCTGAAACACCGGTGATTCCTTGATAGTATGGACTCTGACGAGTTTTACCTTTAGCTCCACGCAAAGCAGGGAATAGTCTGGATTTCAGCTTTTCACCTTTGTTGTGTTTCATTTCCTCGACAAAGGCATGAACACCTGAAGAACCGGCAACGGAATCGGGTTGATCTGAACTTACTAACTGGAGGTGGTGTCCGGATCGGAGCAACAAACTGTGCTTTGGATATGATATTGGTCGAATTGGTTTATTGAAATGCTTTGGAATTTTTGAGGCTCCAATGATATAATCCTCACCTTCTTTCATGAATGGTTCATCATTCGGACCCATAGGTTTGTTGAAGAACGCACGAAGGTTAGGAATAATGTTTGTCATTAATGCCACATAGGTTTTGTGGGTAAGGAATGACAATTCGCCAGGCATGTCGAATCCGACCTTTACAATACGAGGTCCGAATATCCCTTCGGTTTTACCACCGGCACGAGCCATTTCTGCAATGAGAACATTGGGATCAATATAAGCAGCTTTGATCTGAGCTTTGTTCATGTAATAGTCTGTCATTGCAGCAGCACTATTATCATCTTTTAAAATATTACTCATTTTCAATTTCCTCAAATTTCACATCCTGGATATCTGCATCACGACGTAAGCGTTCTTTATCTTCCTTATCAACTGGCAAGTTGTTGATGAGATTGAGGTAAAAACCTTGATTGTATTTGTTGGCGATTTTCTTCAGGTTCTCTTTTTCGAATCCCATATCATCATGAGTTAATGTGTTGGAGATAATGAACACCGGTCCTTTCTGATCACGTGCTTCAGCTTCCTCATTTGCTCGTTTTTTCAGCTCATTTGCATCCATATAACAATTGCGAGCTTCACGAATATTGTTTGTGGCCACAGCCAATTTTGCAAGGTCCTCGAGCTTATTTGCCGTGTCACGATCCCAAACATGTTGAGCAATCTGTTCATCGACATCGAAGTACTGGAGAGCATCTCCGATTCTTTTTTTTGCAGTTGCAATGGAGATGCGAATTTTCTGTGTAAACATTACTCGTTCCTTCAGCATTTTGGCCGCACGATTCATGTTTCTTTCATTTTCCCAAACTTCCATTGCCCACTGCATTTGCATGATGAACAATTGCATTTCTTCAGGGATGGCCAATGATTGACCTGTATCGAGAAAATCGTTTACTATATCCGGATGGAGAGAGCTTAATTTTTCAATCTGTGTTGTCATATTCCAAAGAGTTTCTTTTTCAGGTCATCAATTCGTCGGTTTCCTTGTCTCTCATTCAATTGAATGATTGACATGATATCACCTGTTTCGGCTTTCTTTGCCAACTCAGCATCGATGTTGTATTCTCCAATTTCCCAACCTTGATGATAGTATGTGTATATCTGAGATTGAGGATTGTTTATCTCCAGTAAGAACTCTGTTTTCTCATCCCCAGTGAGAGCCAGGAGAGTGACAATTTTTTCCGGAGCATATTTCAATGCCCCGAAGTTTCGAATTTTGCTAAGTGTTTGAAGGTCTACTTTCATAACAGTTGATCTTTGATTTCTTCGAATGGGATCCTTTCTCCATTTCGAATCAGTGTTATTTCTATATCAGGGAAAGCAGCATGAAAGCGACGTACTTCAACATCGGCATAGCGTTGGTCTTTTTCCATGCCGTAACAAATGCGATTGGTTTGCTGACATGCCATAAGAGTTGCTCCGGATCCCAGGAACAAATCCACAACTAAATCCTGTTCTCGACTGCTGTTTTGAATTGGATATGCCATTAAAGCAACCGGCTTCATGGTTGGGTGCAGATCGTTACGAATTGGTCGATCGAAGTTCCATACAGTTGATTGCTTTCTATCACCATGCCAGTAATGTGGACCTGTAGGTTTCCATCCGTACAATACCGGCTCATGTTGCCAGTGGTAATCCTGACGTCCCATGATGAAAGCTTGCTTCACCCAAATACAGCACTGAGCTAATTTGAACTGAGCATCAACCATTGCCTTTCGGAAGTTTGCACCTTCATTGTCGGAATGGAAAATATAAATGCCGGCACCATCTTCCAGGATTCGATATGAATTGCAATAGAAGTGATAAAGGAACTGGTAAAAGCTGTTATTGTCCATACTATCATTTTGTATGGTAAGTTTGTCTTTTGTCTTTCCTTCGTATGCAACATTGTATGGAGGATCGGTTACCATGAGTTTGGCCTTTTTCCCTTCCATGAGAGCGACAATATCTTTAGGCTCTATACTATCTCCACACATGATGCGATGTGGCTCTAAAAGCCAAATGTCACCGGTTTGAGTAAATGTTTCTTTTCTTACTTCAGGAGCATCATCCTCAATGATTTCAAATTCTTCTTTCATTAAGGTTTCCCGGTCCCGATCGTAATCCAGGGTAACCGGTTCGAATCCCATATTGAAACGTTCGAGCATATCGGTTCCAATGTTGTATTTCTTGAATAGGATGGTGTCCGGATTCTTTTCGGCAAACTCAGAATTATAAGCTGCAATTTCTTCAACGGCCTCCTGTTTTGTTTTGGCGTGGATTGGTTCGTAAGGAATATCAGGAACAATGAATCCGGATTTGATTAAAGCCTTCAATGCCTTTTTGCGTTGGTGAGCATCGATTATCCATAATTTGCCGTCCGGATCTCTCCAGGCTTTGAATGCATACTTGAATCCTCTGGTGAGAATTAGCATTTGCAGTTTCATGTTTTTATCCGGATCAGAGATCTTAAAGTCTTCCTGCAGCTCATGAAAAGAATTGATTGGAGCTGTGGGTAAATTTCCAAGGTTGTAAACTGTTATTTCTTGCATGAGAGTACTTCTTTAAAAACGGTTGCACGTTCCTGGTGTTTATTCAGGTTTTCACGGTCTTTTTTCTTTTGGTTGACTGTTCGCTTGTTGCTGTTGAGATAACTATTGTATCGCTTGATATTATCTCTGCAGTTGGCATATTCATCCATAAACTCATCAGGCTTATCTTGTAGCATTTGCTCCAATTGACGACGTAGTGAATGATGGATGATTAACGGATGCTTGAAAAGGAATTTGCCATTATCATTTAAAGACTTGAGTTCATCGAATGCCTGTAAATTACGAATGCGGAGTTCGGCCAACTTTGTCACCTTTGCTTTTGTGGGTGAGTTGTCGATCTCCGCATCGAGAGCTTTCATATCACGATAGCAGTTAATTCTATCGTTATAAAGAATGGTAGCCATTTGCACATCCGGCAATTCAAGGCGATTCCATTTGATGTTAGGATATTCCTCTTCTTTTTGGTGATTTAGCTTTTTTTTTGCCCACCTGCAGCAGCCAACAACTCATCCTGCTTTTTCTTCAGTACTGGAGTAATTGTATCGGCTTTTTTATCTGGTAAACCTTCATCAAGGTTAAGAGCAAAGAGAATACTTACTTTCTCGTTGTAACCAAGCTTAGAGAGATCAGCTTTCATCAGGTCGTTTTCAGCCTGCAGCTTTTCTTTTTCCTCTTCGGTTTCCTCGAGCTTTTCTTCAAGTTCCTCCTTCTCCGATTCAGACTCACCAAGCTGATCCTCTAAATCGGATACTTCACCTTCTTTTTGCTCGATGTTTTCAGCTTGTTCCTGGATAGTTTTCTCCTTCGCTTCCAGTTCCTCTTTTTGCTCCTGGATTAAATCAGCAGCTTCGGTGTTTTTGTCCGGAGCAGGGGTTGCATTATCCATCTTTTCACAAATAGATTTAGGCAGCTTCAGCATGGTTTTCTGCATTTCTTCAGGAAAATCCTTAACCATTTCAGTAATTTCATCCATGATTACTTTTCTAGCTTCAGGCGTAGGAGTTTTGTGGAGTAATGCTGCTTTTTTTGCGGATTGACGAACGATGTGTTTCCCCTTCCATTTTTTGATCAATTCAAATCTGAATTCCTCAATTTCTCCAGGTAAATATTTTTGAATATCATCAGGTATAGTAGGAAGTAATCCGGAAATAGCTGCTGCAGCTTTTTCTCTTGCTGCATCATCACCATCAACTCCAAATGCGGAGAAGTGTTCTTTAATACGATTTACTGTAATACCAAATTCTTCGAGAGGATTGCGTGAGATTGCTCGACGATTATCGACAATTTCTTTTTCAGAATCAACATGATCAATTAAGGCACGAAGTACTTCGTTAGCAAAACGATCACCTTTTGAAGTGGATTTTAGAACAGAATGTTCCGGAGCTTTTTTCTTGAGAAGATCGATATCCTTCTCGACGTGTTGTGGAGCCTTCAAATTATTGTAGGCCGCCAATTTCTGCTTTAGATTCATTCGATGTAATTTTTTGATTATTACTTAATCAAATGTATTTGCAATGCAGAATCTTATAAAGGACATAGAATGTAAAAGAGGATGCTCAAACCACTAAGCATCCTCTCCACTTTACTAACCTAAAATTTAACCACTACTACATCAGGTTTGTACTCTATCAATTTCTACAAGTGTGCCTGAGTCTTGAATTCGGAATGTAATCCGTGATCCGGCATTACCTGTCCAGGTAGCACCATCGACAAGAACATAGGCTGCGTTATCGGCAATGGTGTGTGCATTAGCTCCACCGGTACCATATACAGTAATATATCGGCCATAATCAGCAGGGGCAATACTACTAACAGTCGCCAAAGCTTTTGGTGCAGTATTGTCATTCGGTAACTCGTAACGATCATTTGCAGTAATTGCTAAGTCGGTAGCATCGGTTGCAACAGCAACAGGATCCTGTCTAACAATTGCGCCTATGTACTTTTTAGGCTGCTGAATCGTTTTGTTTTCGAACGTATAAGTAACTGCAGTTGCTTCTTTATCTTTCTTACGATCGTAAGCTTTCAGTACCATAGGTCTTCCATAGGTTCCCTGGATAAAGTATTCGCCACTATCAACCTCTTGATAAATCACCACAAACTTACCACCGGCTTTTTGTTCGATGAAATCGAGTAATTTATCACGGTTACCACCCATTACAATTACAAATGTGTTGGTTGCATCAATAGTGATATCACCTTTTTCTCCAGTACTGTTATCGGTTGGCACATCGTGAGCTTCGAAGTAGTACATATACCTACCGGCTTTCATCGGCACATCAGATACTTGTCTGGCTGCATTTGGTTGAGGAAATGGAACTGTGTCATCGATATCGCAGGTTTCAACAAGCCATACTTTACAAGCAATTTTATTAGCTGCAGTTTCTTTGTCGGAAACATCATCTACATTTCCAATGGAAGCCATTGAAAACAGAATAATTGGTCCTGCCATCATTTTGCCTGTAAATTCGATACTGGCAGGTTCTTGAATCATGAATCCAAGTGAAGGAATGGCAATTGCTACAAGCATTACCATTAAGAACATGCTTAAATATTTAAGCTTAGCATTAGCCACTTTTTGTTGTGACCAGGCTATTTGTTTTTTATGTAATTTCTTCATTTCTGGAATTGTAAGAAGTTAACTTATGAGTTAATTATTAAAGAGCCGATCCGAAGACCGGCTCATGAATGAATCAAAGAAATTTTAATTTCTCGACTCCGGAAGAGTTGGTTGAAGAGTTTTATTTACAGTGCGAACACCATTAACTTTTCTTTCCAATTCAAGGAAAGCATCGCCGGCATCGTTCAAGATGACCATGATGTAATCTCCCACTGCAGTAGGAGCGTAAGCTCCAGTAATTGAAGCAAACTTGTTGGCCTTGTCAATTCCTTGAGGATTGGCAACATCTCCACACTCAATGATGTAAGCAACACCTTTTTTCGCTCCGGTAATGTCTGTGATCTTCTGATCAGCAGTTGTATTTGCCTGAGTGATGAATAAGAAGTTCTTAGTAGCATCGGCAGTTGTAGCATCATCGGCCAATTTGGTTACTGGCTTATTCATGAAGATCTGCTGACACTCATAGTTGTTAGCCTCCAATTCAGCTCTAGTGTTGAACTTTTTACCAACGAAAGCAGCAACAGTACCTTCTTTAAATCTTGAACGTGCCAAAACATTTTCAAAATCTTCCTGTAGTTTCATTGCCATCATTTCACCAGGTAAATTTTCCAAACACTGAATATTACCAGGCTTGGTTAAAATCATGAATTTGTGAGTGACAACAGGCAACCAATAAATAGGAATGTCACGATCAGGCACTTTATCAGAGTAAACTCCAACAAAATCAGAATCCTTACCATACTTTGCACGAAGACTCTTAATCCACCATGAACGATGCTTCTTAGGTAGAACTAATGTAAACTGATCGATATCTTCATCTCCCAAGTCTGTATCAACATCTTCCAGGAAGGTATCGACAGCATCCAGCATTACTGTTCCGGTGTTGTCGTAATCTGCATATGCAGTAGAATCATGAACCAACAACTTATTTTGGAATTGATAACGAAGCAAAGTGTAGATGATACCAGTTGAAGCATTGATTGCTAAACCTGCGACATCTTTTGTTGGTGTTCTGTAGATTCCTAAAATCTTGCGTTTGTTTTGTTCAGCAACTGCTTTCTCAAATACACCAACAAGTGTCCATTCTATCATATCCCATTTGATATCGCCAGATCCTTCAGTATTCTTGTAACCAAGATAGTTTCTTTCAATATCAGTTAATGGTTCAAATTCCAACTTGATGGAAACATCATCAACATGACCTGTTTCCGGATCTATATCAACAGAACCTTTAAAGATTCTACCTTTTTGCCATCCTTGAGATACTTCCCCAAATAGAGCGTTGAAGATCACCTCCATATCCTGAATGCCATAGCGACGAGGGAAGAAGTCGTACACAGTAGGAATCTTAAGAATGTGTGCAATAATCGCATCCATTCTACGCACCATGAAACCATCAGGAATTCCGTTACCTGAAGAAGGTAAACCAACAGTTGTTCCTGCACTTAACTTGTCAGGGTTCAACATGTTGTTTTCACTTAAATAAGCAAAACGTTTTGATAATTTCTTACCAAAATCCTTAACAGCCGCTTGAAACTTTGGTGCATCCTCTTCTTCATCAGCAGGATTGTTATTTGCATAGTTAGAATCTACTACGATTCTATTCCAACGGTGCTTTGTTGAATAATGATCATGCTTAACACCAAACGCATACTCTTTTGTATGCCCTAATCCATTTATATCCATAGTTGAAGCGTTAACAGGTTCGGGTTCGTCACCCTCTATTTTCTCACCAAGCTTTTTAATTTTGGCGTCTTTATCTTTATTCTCCTGAGCTAACTTTTTGTTTTTCTCAGTTAAGTTTTGAACCTGAGTGGTAAGATCGGCAGGAGTTGCAGTACCATTTTCTGAAGCTCCGGCACCATCACCGTCTCCATCACCTTCACCATCACCTTCGCCTTCTCCATCAGATGAAGAATTGTCGGCCAAAAGATTCATGGCTTTGTCGTGAGCAGCAGCTTTTTCAGCTTGCTGTGAGTTTTCTTCCACATCGGCATAGAAATCATTGCCGGTTTCTTCTTTATAAGATTCTGCAATATTCTTCCAATCTTCAGAACTCAACTCTTTTTTTTGAGCCTTTTCTGTTAGATTCAGTTTATTCAGAACCTTTTCGAACATTTTTTTAAACATATGACTGAAATTTAAATAAGACTTAATGCTTGATTTTGCTTAGATACTTTACTTAGGTGTTCTACTCCCAGGCGGTGAGCTTCGTTTACTGCTTCCTCGAATGAAACAATACCGTCAATCAACCCAACTTCAATGGCATTCTTCCCATCGAAGGTTTCACCCTCGACGACCGGATGATCTTCGGGGAGTTTTCCAATGGATTCTCTTGATGTCCTAACGGCAGTCTCGAATTGTTCTTGGAGCGGATCAAGTTCTTCTTTGATGTATTGTTCAGGTTTTCCTTTGCGTAAGTCATTGTATTTTTTGTTTTTACGTTTCGATTTTGTTGCGTATTCTTCGATTCGCTTGAATCCCATTTTTTCAAATGCAGGAATGATATCCCAAAAAGAAACCATGGTTCCCAGTGAACCAATTGTGTCATTTTGAGTTAAAGCAAAACACAAATCCCCATCGCAACCAAGGTAAAGGGCAGCTGAGCACCCCATCTTTTCATACAAGACTACCTTTGGTTTTTTCAAGTTTCTGGTTGCTTCCCAGGCTTGATCCAGATACCAGGCTTCACCTCCACCCGAATTGATATGGATAAAGTGTGACATGATTTGAGGATTCTCATCAGCAGCTTGCAATTCTCGAACGTATTGCTTCGATGAGAAATACCAATACCAATCTTCATCAGCTAAAATTGGTCCCCATATTCTATGGTATGCTATGGATTGCTCCGGAATATCTGTTTCAGTAAAATTCCTGGTAAGATTTGCCTCCAGGTTAACGGATAGTTTTGTTAGAGCTTCCTCAGTTTCTTCTTTGTAGGAAGGAATGTGATCAGAAAAGAATGCTTCCTTTTCAACCAAAGAAAGATCAGCAATTAAGGAAAGCTGAGCTTCATCGGTCATGAACCATTTGCTCTCGAAAAGCAAACGGGATATTTTGGGAATGGATAAAAGTTTTTGCATGATATATCAATTATATCATGCAAGTAACGATAGAAGCCTAAGTATATAAAGGACTTTACAGGAGCGGAGATAAAGCGGTCCGGGTAATTTCGAGGGAGTCGGAATTGATGTTTGGACTTAATTTTATTATGCATGGGATGTTGAGATCTCCCCAAATCAACTCACCATTATCATCGTGCAACCTGACAATGGCTTTCATGCCTGGAGGAAGTTTTGCCTTGTCGGCATCAGATAGTTTCTCAATTGGCACACTTAATTTTTGTTGATATGATCTTCCGGCAGATTTTGTTTTTGCCTTATCGGTTGGCAGAACTTCGGAATTGGCATCAGCTTTTATCCAGGAAGCACCTGCTTTTAATATTACAGTTTGGGCTACTGCAACATCAACTTCATTGATTGGGGCAATCTCAATTTGATTGTGAAATTCTCTCATAATTTATACTCTTAAATTTTCGGAGTTTTGCTCCGTTTTATTACTGATTTAGTGAAGCTTTCGGAGTAAAACGTGTCTGTTTTGTCTGAAAGTGTGAAAAGTTTTTTAACTGTTTAAAACATAGATGTTTGAAACTCTAAGAAGCGAGAAACCTTAATTTTCTCACGTCGACGAAAGTCAATTTTCTTCACAGCCTCGAAATTGAGTGAATTATTTTGGATGTTGAAGCCTTTAATTATCGACTCGGTAATCTCTTTTTGGGAGTACCTCTTTTGGTATCCATACTCAAACATATTTCGAACCTCTCTCCGGAACTCCGTTTCGATGTAATCCTGGATTCTTTCTTCAGCCCATTTGCTCACATAGCAAAAATTGTGAGTTAATGCATAGTGGTTGTTTTTGGTGATTGGCAAAATAAAGGTTGTAGGTTTCACAAGTAAAGGTCGTTTAACAGGAGTCTCACTTATTGATACCAATGCAGAGATCCGTTTGCCGAAATCATGATTTCGTTTCAGAACGATTGCACCATCCTCGGTGTAGTCAAATAAGAACCTGCAGTAATCAGCCAAATGTGGATCAAGATCGATAGTTACGGTTGGAAGATTTGCCGCGATAGTAGTTACTTTTCCCATATGCTCTTTTATTCTAAGATATAGTAGTGGTTTACAAATAAAAAAGACTTGGCGGCCAGTACTCCAAAGATAATAATTTATGCCTTCCCCGTGTTTAATTTTCCTCAAAACTATTGACTATAATTGAATTTCCTCGATACAGTTCAAAAGGGTAGTACCCCCAAAACTCAGCACTTTTTTTGAATTTTTTGTAATTGCCCTTGTAAGTGTTTGATATATAAGTCCTTTGCAATTACAAAAGGCTTTCTTTGATTTTGTATATGTTTGATAATCAGCAATTACATTTTTGTAATTGGAGATGGTTTTTTGTAATTGCTTGAATTATTTCGATTTGGTTTTAGATTAAATTAAAATAAAGATTGAAAAATTACATTTCAATTTTGAAAATGTAATTCTTTTGTAATTGAGTAAGTTTTTAAATTCGAGAACTTTATATATTAAAATTACAAATTACATTTTTTTTAATAAAGGGGTTAGAGGGGGAAGGGGCAGAAAAGCCGACGAGGGCGAACTATGTATTTAGTTAGTGTTTTTGTATGGGGTTGGTGCTAGGCAAAAGCTGCGCAGAGTTTTAAATATGGCGTGCCGGTCCTGGTGCGATTGTTTAGAGCTTTAAAAATGCGGTGGTGTTCGAGAGTTCGATATCTTCTGAAAGTGCGGTGATATCTGCTTGACAGGTGCTGTTAATGGGTTTGTGAAGTTGTTGTGGACAATGCAACAAATAAAGGCTGACCGGCACATAATAAAAATGCCCCTGGAGGGGCATGGCATTACCGGCAGCATGACCGGGAAAGAATAGTAAATGTTACTGCAGAAAAAAACCGAACGGTGAGGTTCAAAGGTTGAATTATGGGAGGATTTCAAAAGCTCCTCCCTTTACTTGATATTTATTAATGTAGATTATTAGATATTTAATTCTTCTTAGCTGGAGGTTGCTGCACCTCCCACTTGTCAAGATCCTCCTGATTTGTAATTACTCATATCCTAATCTTTGTATAACCCATGATGCAAAATCATTCATGTCCTCGAAATCATCTGAAAGCATTAATTCTGCAGACTTCTCATCTATCTCATCACAAATAGCTGCTCTTAATTTTAATTTATCCAAACAATGAGAGCAGAGCGTGTGATCAGCGTCTACCCAGTGACAATTTTCTTTCTCCGGATGAGTGCAAGCATTGTCATCGGTGCAACCACACACTTGACAAATGCCATAACCCTTCTGTAGGGATTTAGGATTAGCCATATGTCTTGCCAACTGTACAGGATCGCAATTTTCAAAAGAACGAAGTGTTTTGGTTAGCATTTGAATTCTCTCATAAGCTTTTGGACTGTGCTCTTTCCAGTATTCATTTGTTACACTTTCAATTTCATCACATTTTTCCTGAATGAATTCTGTTTTCCAAAGCTTCTCCGGCAATTTCATCTGGACTGAGCAATTGTTGATTGAACGATGCATATCGAACATCATACCTCCATTGTACAGCTTATGCAATCCGGATCCATCCTCATTGTCGATAAAAAACTCTTCGCCTGGTGTGATTACTTTTACAGCCTGACGAACCTGACCAACAAATGGTTTAGTCCATGGCATTTCAAAATCAGTACATTCATTAATAAATACATCGCAAACCTCGTAAGTCACTGGTTCACCATTCCAAAATCCTTGTTTCATTGGTTTTATTTTTAAGGTTAGTCAACTACTATAAATTGATCATCTTCATTTGGATGAAATGTCACTATGTTATTTTTGCATTGAACTCCGTGATCTTCTTCATTGATAGTTTCAACTTCGAACTGCATTAATCCGGCTCCAGGAATATCCATTAGTATTTTGTCGCCTGGCTCTATGTCGTAAAAATCTTTTGCTCTCATTGATTTATCGCTTGAATTCAACTGAAAAGATTCCGGTATCTATACTACTCTTGCCGATCTGGGGAAACTGATTTTTAGTTTCTTCTTTTATAACCTCGAAAATCGACATGATATTTTTTGCTTTGTTTTCAAATCCATCTGTAATCTCAACTGTTAGGATCTTGCCGGACCATGAGATATCGAGCTTCTCAATTTTTCCATATTTCAGTATTTTGGACTTTATATTCTTAAGAATTTGGTATTCTTCACCCAGTGTTCTTTGAGTCTCGATAATTTCAGTAATAGAAACCTCAATGCCATGTTCATTGAGTAAATACTTTTGAATCTTGTTTGGCATAAATTCATCACAATTAGCAATGGCCATCTTAACATGTTCTGATAATTTCATTGATTTAATTTTAAAGGTTAGTTATTCTATTGATTTCTTCTCTAATGCATAGCCAATAGGCTCGTATTGCGAAGTATTTACAAATGGTTTTTCTTCGCATTCTACTTTGGTAAATACCGGATATGATATTCTGAATGGATGAAAGTGTAGGTCTTTCTTTTTCAGCTTCAGATCTCCATATCCGTAGTCTTCCATTGCATTCATTACAGCAAAGCCAAGTGAAAGAATGTCATTGATACTGGCTCCAAGGCTGTTTGAGTAAGATGGATCATCATCATACACGTGTCCTGGATTGTTCTTTGCCATTTCGTAGTATGACTCCAGGTTCTCGAACTTTGTGAAACCATCTAATTCGCAGAGCTTTTTAAGCTGCTGTTCTGATAGATGTATCTGTATGTTGAAAATTGTCTTTTTCATGATTTATTTCTTTTCTAGTGTTGCATTTTTATTGAATAGTATTTCACTTACACAAAACAATTGGACATAGTTTTCAAAACTGTTGTATCCCTCCTTGATTGAGTTTGATACATCCACACACCATCCCATGACTGTTTCTTCACTGCAATAACATTCTCCATCATACCAAATGTATTTACCTACATCTTCCTGTTCACAGTATCCATCGTAACTCTTTTAAAATCTTCGTATTCCTCTTGAGTTAAAATGAATACATTTTCTATTTCTCCAGTAATTCTCTCAACCCAATGGTCAAGTGAGCTTACACTATCCTTATCAATCCAGGCATTTACATTAGAGTAGGATAATGCTCTTTTGTAATGAACCTCGGTTATTTCTTTGATGTTTAATTCCATAATCTCAATCTTAAAATGGTAAATCTTGTTGTTCTTCTTCAGTCAACTTTTCATCTTCCGGTATTTCCTGGACATGATTGGTTGAGATATAGAAGTACTCTGAAGTTTCGCCGTTAACTGTTTTGGTTATGCGACGATTCTGCTTGTCGTTACAGGCTGACAATGGATTAAACTCGAAGTCGTGGTAATCGCAGAATCCTTTAACAGCCTTCTTAAAGTGAGTTTTCTTGTATTCGTCCTGCTGCTTTTTGCTAAGGCCGGCCACAAACTTATTATATGCTGTTTCCTTGTTGATAAAGGTGTTGTAATATCCTTTTTCGGCAGGAGAAATGTCTGGTTTTGTTTTGCCGTCTGGAACAAGTTGAAAGTATGTACTGGCCCAATAGAAGAATTCCTCTTCTTTGGATTTCAAACCTTCAGTCATCTTACGGCGAAGCTGACGTTTCTCCAGGTTCCCCATCGGAGGATTGATCTTGTGGAATCGCATCTGCAGTTGAATGGCATAGGCTATTATATTGTCGAATATTACCCATTCCTCGTCGGTGAAATCATCGAATAACAAACGGCCATACTTAATTGATGGATTCCTGGTTTCCTTGTAATCGTTTTGCTTGGTGCTCTCGTGATAGTAATCAGACACCCCACAAAAAAGCATACGTGCCATGGTTGAGTTATCGGTATTTCTCATTTCGAAGTTGGAAGAAATGATCATCTTTCCGGAGTCGCGATACTCCAATACTTCAGGAGAAAGATGTTTGTTGTTGATCTCTCTTTTACCGGTGATTTGTGTATAGAAGAAATCCATCTCAGCGTATTCGTGAAGATCATCAACCTCAATAATCTGATGGAACTTGGTGAAACCATCATATATAAATTGATTCTCTGTAAGCTTGCGGTTACGGCCACCGATGTAATAACTCGGGCGTATTTTTGCCATTGCCAGGGAAAGAACTGTTTTACCGGAACGTCCGGAGGATTTTCCAACCTCTGAGATCTTAAGGTCCTGAAGGAATACCATCCATGGTTTTGATGGGTTTTTGTACTGAGAGCACATGTAACCAATCACAAAAAGCAAGTTGGCCAGAAGGAGATCCTGTTCTTTCTTTTCCTGTTCAGTCAGATCCTTTTTGTATTCCAACTCTTTGCGCCAGTGAATATGTGCCAAGTCCTTCAGGAACCGTACAAAGAAGTTATTCTCATCGTTAATGGTTACTTTGTATCGATCAATCTCTTCTACCTGAGCTATCTTCACATTTAGCTCTTCTCGCTTGGTTTGATCGGTGGTTTTCGCCAACTCCTCAAGGAGCTTCTTGTATTTGCCGGTTGCTTCAACTTCGATAGGTAGTTGCTTCAACACTCGAATGCTGCGATCGTGAATGTGGGAAATGTCCTTTTTGTTTACTGTAAGCTTTGAGAGGATGTAGTTTGGAAGCTCGTCGTGTCGGATCAGCTTGATTTCATCCTTGGTGATTTTTAAAGCTCCATTGCTGTAACAAATTGTATCGTAAGTTTTCCCGAAGTTTTCGAAGTTAGGTTGTATCTCGGCCAACTCCTGCAGGTTGTTTTCTGAGATTTGATTACTCGAGTTGATTTTATTCAGGATGGCCGTTTCATCCATAAGGAAGCGTGATCGGATCCAGTCCTTAGTGAATCGCTTTGCAATTTTCTTGATGTCGTCCGGGTGGATCAGCTCGATCTTTTTGCCTTTTACCCTGGCATAACAGTAACCGGCTTTTTTGTGATACTGAGAATCCATCACATAAAATCCATTCGCCTGGAGGAAGAAGTAATAATACTCGAGGTTGATATTGTAGGTGTCGTTTCCGTTCTTGTCTTTCGACTTTGTCCAGAATCTCATAGGCTTTGCATTGGCCTTTAACACCGTAAAGTTTCGGGTTGTTTCATCCTGTTTATTACCTGATACGGAAATAAAATCTTTTACATCCTTGCAGGGATTTCCTCTCCAGTCTTTCTTTGTCGTGAGCCATGCCGGTAACTCGAGTGTAAAAATATTAATGTGCTTCAGTCCCATTTTTATGGCTTGAGCTCTACCGGTGGAATCAAGATCCATGATTTGATAATGATTCTCGCACATATTATCAAGCAACTTGTATTGGCCATCGCCATAGTTGGCAGACTCGGAATTCAACCAGTAAACATGGAACCCAAGTGAAGCGACGTTTAAGGCATCACTTTCTCCGGAGCATCGGAACAAATCTTTGATATGAGGCTTTTTATACTCTTTACCTGGACCGGTGTATTCATACTCATTCTCCTCGTTCAAGAACTCGTTTTTCGCATCCTCCAGTTGTTTAAGACCATAGATGAAGTCCTGTTTTTTCGTCGCGATATACAGGAAGCGGTGTTTCTTTTCCACCTCCTTTGGTCGATACAGCTTTTTAAATTCACCGTAATCGAAAAGGAACATAGGGTAATCATCGGTTGATTCAAACTGATGGACCACATCTCGCTTTAGCTTTTTGGAATGGCTACAATATTCGTAGCTCTTAACTACTCGGCAGTGGAATTTCTTTAATAAATCAGGAGTAACGTATCGGCCAAAGTATTTGCAATCGGCATCGGTTACTTCTGATTGTTCTTTGTAGTTGAAATTGTACTTGCCTTTTTCATCCTCCGGATTCATTTCCCGGAAAGAGTAATTGGCTTTGTATTGTGGTTTTTTGAAATCTCCACTCGAGAGATCCTTACGCACAATAACCTGTTCGATAAATTTTAAGGCATCGATGTACTGGAGAGCTTCTCTGCGCATTACGTATGAAATGGCATTCATGCTATTGACTTCGTCCTGGTTGCCGAAATCTGTAATGCGCCACTGACCTTTGTAAAAGGCTACTCGCGCCGAAGCTGTTTTTTCGTCGCGATCTTTAACCCGGTGTTGTCTGTCGGAGAAATCGACTTCCGGGAAGTAATATGAAAATATGTCATAACCGTTACTTGTTTCTTTATAAATGATGTCTTGATCGATATAGCTCATAGCTCTTTAAGTAATAGAAATTCAACTTCAGGGTTAGCAGGATTTAACTGATTCTTGTAACGTTCTTTTAGGATGTGCATTAGTTTTTTTATGGATAAACCATAAGCCAATAAAGCAAAGGTGTTGTAACCAAGTATTTCAGGATCATCAAGAGATACTCTGTACAGATCGATTAATTCTGCTTTAATTTTCACATCCGGATTCTTTGGATCAGTCAACTCGTAAACTTCCGGGACGAAATCGGGGCGATCGTCCCAATTAACTCTTTCACCATAAGGCCTACTACTGGAGGGCTGACAAATAGTGAAATAGCCGTGTTTTGGTTTAGCGTGTTTAATCTGTATCATTAGTTAGTTCTTTGTGTTGGTACATTACCGGTACAATTTGTTCCTGGTATCGTGCAGAAGAGAGTAGGAGAGTGAGCTCATACAGTTCTTCAGGTGAGCAAGCATTCAGAAACTTCTCCGGTGTAATATCGATTGTGTTGTGTTGAGTTATTTTGGGCATAGTTCAGTTTTAATTCAATTTGCTTAATCAATTTCTTTAGTCTGGCCAGTTCCTTTTGAGCTGTTTTTTGTTCCTCCCGGGTTGTTGTTGCAGCAAGATTCTGAAACTGTTTTTCCAGGCGAACATTTAATAACTGGAGAGCTCTTTTTCTATCTTCTCGATTCACTCCTTTTTTATTTCGGAGCTCAAGATTTTCGGGATCATCATTAAGAGGATCGAGATCTATATGAAATACATTCATTCCTGCAGGAACAGGAGAGATAAAATTGTGATAGAACCATCTGGAGTAAGGAGTAAATTTCCCGTCTACTTTAATGACTCTGATTAGTTTGCCATCCTGACGTTTCCAGATTTTGATATCACCATCTTTTGATTTTTGTCTAACACCACGAGACCAATAGTTGTCTGAAGAAGTAATCACCGGTGTTAATCCAATTTCAATATTTCTTTTCTTGATGGCTGATACTTCTTCCGGAGTTCTCTTCAGCTTGAGGAGCTTTAATTTTTTCTCTACATGCTTTTTATTGAATTGCCGGTAAACTCTTTTCCCATCAATTACACGAAAGGTTTTTTTTCGTTTTGTAAGGAGTATGGCCAATTCAACATTACCTTTTTTTCTGAAGTGTTTTTTCAAATAATTGACATCTTCCTGACTCCACCTTATTTGAATCTGACGAAGGATTCCCATTCTAATGAATTGATGTCTCATAGCTGAATATCCAACAGGTTTAGAACGTTTGGCATTGATCGCATCCAGTAGTTGCTGATTGGTCAGCTTATTGATGTTTTCCTTCAGAAATAGTAATTCATCAGGATACCAATTAACCTTTTCTCTATCCATTGTTACCTCCTTTTATGAATTCCTTCATTTGATTTACAACAGCTTCCTGTTCTGAGTTTTGCTCTGCTTTTATTTCATTGGCAACATTTACAGCTTGCTTAACCATTGAATGGAGATCTGGAGACTGCAACATGGATGTTACCAACATATCGATGATCCGAAAACGCAAACCTTCCACTTCACCTTCTACTTTTCCATTGCTGTATTGTGTTATTTGTATCTTTGCCATGACTACATTTTTTAATAGTTAAAAATTAGAGAGCTGTCCTAGCCGCCAAGCATTATGGACAGCTCTCTTTTTTTGATTCACTTTTACACTAAATCTCAATTTCTTTTTAAACACTCCCGGCCTTCTGTAGCCGCCAAGCTCAAAGGCAGGGGAGTGTTTGGTTTCTGATCAGAAATATTAATGAGTTTTCCCTGGTTGCGTTTCCCGGCTTTAATATGATGTTGTATGTAGTAATGAAGTTAGCTCTTCGGTTTTTCGGATCCGCCAGGGAAATATTTTATAGTCTACACGAACACGGTTTCTCTACTCCAACAATACCTTCGGTGTGTCCGCGATATTCTTCGCTGATGATCACTCCGGTATCTTTGCACTTAATGCATTTGTATTTTGGCTGAAGAGTAAGCATGGATTTAATTTTCTCGGCATGCCCTTTTATTGATGCTTTACCGTGAGCCACATTGCCTGAAGAAAGCCTTTCGGCCTCGCTTATGATTACGTTCAGATACATCTCGGTAAGCTGAAGGTTCTCTTTAGTTATTTCAAAGTTCATTTTCAATTTCGTTTTTAATTAATACCACTCTAGCTTTCAATTCTTTTCTATTCTCTAATCTTGAGTTGCCTATTTCATTACCATACATTATTAAGGCTTCGTAGATTAACTCGAGGTCGATATTCTCGAGCTGATGAATAGAAAATTCATTGTCGGATTTGTCAACATACGGTTTCATAGGCTTTGTCAATTACCAGGTCAAACTCCTTAACTCGTTCTTTCGAAACATATGCAGCTCCAACTGCATCCCAAATAACAGAGATTCGTTTACCTTCTTTTTCAACCCATCCCTTTACCGATTTGATTTGATACCTCAAATTGAATCTCATCTGTAGAAATCCATGAGGATACTTGCCTACTGTTTTAGCTAATTCCAATAGAGCCAAAGCATTGTTTTGTGCAGCGAATTGCCTTAGTCTCTCGTTTTTTAATTCTTCATTTTTATTTGTCATTGTACAATTGATTGGTGCATTGGGTGATGCGAGTGTTTATACTATTCCTTTTTTTTGTGCCCAAAAGGCGATTTCAATTCTGTTGTTAACACAAAGTTTCTCGCGGATTTTACACAAGTAAGTGCGAACAGTAGTTAGTTCAATACTCATTTCGTGAGCTATTTCTTTGTCTTGCTTTCCTTTGTGGACTAAACAAACTACTTGAAACTCTTTTCGTGAGAGGGTGCCATTTGGTCCAGGAGGGACTTTGCAAACTTTGTTGAATCCCGGGCAAGTGGTGAACAAATTGCAAGTAGGCGCATCGGCCTTCACTTCTTTACCTTGCAGATCAGGTGTTGAATCAAGGTTTCCAAAACGGCATGAAACGAATTTTTCCTCCATCTTGTCAGGTTCAACAATCTTCATTTCATTAATCAAGCAATCAAGAGCTTCTTTGTCGGATAAAAGTTCAGCCTGGAATGGCTCTCTTAATTGTTCCGGTAGCTCCAAATATTCACAAGTACTTCCATTGTGGAGAGCTTTCACTTTGTCTTCAACACAATAAATTTCAATTGCATTGTTTTCTAATCCTGCAGGTATCATTGCTTACTAATTTGGTGAGTTACTACTAAGTCGATATCATTCATGGACCAACCTCTATCTAATTCATTGGTAAGTCCCCTTACCTTCTTTGGATTGCCATTATTAAATTCTTGGGCTTCTTTGATTTTACCCTGTAAGATCTCGATCTCTTCATTGGTGTGAGGAAGGGCAATAGAGCCACTGCCATCATCATACCATTTGGCTTTGAGCCATTCATCATTAATTTTTACTTCTCCATCGATGTGCAATACTTCACCCTTAATGTTGCTAGTGATGGAGTCAATACGATATTCTTGTACTCTTTTACAAATGCACTTGGCTTTTCTTAGTTGTGTGATTGTATTTTTCATGATGCTGTTTTATAATGAATCAATTTGGTCTGTTAGATCATCCTGTTTGTCTTGTGATTCCTTTGCTAGCTGTATAGCTGCTTCAATAATAAGAGGAGAGTTGATTTTTCCAGTAAGTGCCTGATATACTGAGGAGGTAGTTTTTCCTGTACGTTTTGCGAGCTCCTCTCCATATCCACGAGGCAGCTTGCTTCTGAGTTTCTTGAGTGCTTCCGACTTCATCATTATTACGTATTGTTTTACTGTTGTATTACTATTATATTACTGTTGTTTTACTGTTGTAAAGGTGCATGTAAATTTGGAAAAATCCAAAAGAACATGTAATAAATATTTATTGATATTGCGTATGTTTTTGAGTGACAGAATGAAAAAAGTGCAAGAGTACTACGATAAAAATCCAAGCAAGTTTGCTATTAGGATCGGACATGATCGATCTGAAACAATTAGAAATGTAATTTCCGGTAAGACGTCGGATCCAAAAGCATCGTTAATTAATGATGTTCTGCGTGCCTGTCCGGAAGTTAATGCTCATTGGTTGATTACAGGAGTAGGATCAATGCTGAAGGAAAAGAAATCCTCTCCAGTGATTGTTGAAGAAGCAAAAGGTGAGTATGGCTTTTGTATGTCGTGTATGAAGAAAGATGTTAAAATACAGGTGCTTACTGATCAGTTGAAGGAGCAGGAAAAAAAGAATGATAACTTATTAAAAGAAGTTGGAGGTTTGAAAAACGAGTTAGATAATCTTGGTGGTTCAAACGGGAATGGTGGCACCATACCAGCCACCGGTTAAAAGTGGTATGGAACAAAGGCGAATAAAGTGGTACCATTCTAGCCACAGTATAAATGTAGAGTGGATCTAAGAATTAACCTGAGTTAAAAATCAATAATTAAAAAAACAACTAATATGCTTTTAGAGAAAGATGTTTACTGGTCTCCAGTTGGAAGTGGCACAGCTAATAAAGTAAAAGCTGTTGAATTTGAGTCAATAGTTAGCACAGGATCTACCTGGTGGATTAAAGATACTGAAGTAGATGAAGGTCCTTATCAGGTAATTGCTATAAAATGCTATAAGGTTGTGGCCACTAATGATATCACTTGCTTTGTGAGTATCGCCCAATATAGAAACGAACATGGCCACATCGAGCAGTATATTGTGGATAGTGAAAGAGAGGAATTGCACTTTGAAGATTTGTTATGGGGTACACTCATGAATGAATCAGAGAAGAATGAATACCTGGAGAAGTTCGGAGAAAAGTTACTTGAAGACTAATAAGAATTGTCTGGAGCAGACAAAATTAACCCTAACAATTTATGTCTGAATATATCTCCAGACAAAATGTAAATAGGCTTCCATATAATAATTATCAAATAAAGATCTGAGTGTCTGACAGACGCCAAAAAGTCACAATAGACACACAGATAAAATAGACAAATTACAAATTCAAGTATATCAAAAGCTTAGGGGGGTGGGGGGACTCCTGCCACCCCGACCGAGAATTTTGGAGAGTATTAAACTTTTTGAAAATCGAAAAGTAAGTTTTTTCGGGGTGTAGCGTAGCCCGGTCATCGCGCCTGCTTTGGGAGCAGGAGGTCGCAGGTTCGAATCCTGCCACCCCGA